CAATGCTTGGCTCGTTGATGGTAAAGGACCCTGCCCATTGCTTTGGTCTCATCCTGAGGTCGACGATGCGGCGATGGAGGATGTAGGACCAGTGACACTTGCAATGGGAGGCCTCGATGACCAGGCCAATATGGTCGAGTACGAGTTAACACCTCCGAAGAAGTGTGTAACCGAAGACAAAGTTCCCCCCGTGAAGAAAAAGCGCAGACAAGGGCGCTCCCGCGAGGAACACAAGGAACTTCTTGGAACGATCCAGGCTGCAGGCCTGCTGGAAGAATACCGTGCCGCCAAATATGTACCCACCGACCCTCCTGATGTCCGAGATGAAAAACGCCGGACAAGAGACAAGATTGTGAGCAAGGTGAGTAAGACACCTGTACATAAACCACGGTCCATCTAGGCTGGAGGCTTACCGCTAGTTTCGCGAAACCTGGCGTTATACTACAAAATCGTACCCTGCGGTGGCGGCGTGGGGGATGAAGTTGTGAAATACCGACTTCCCCCCACACCGCTAGTGGCGCTTTTTGCATCACTCACTCTTACACCAACCACTTGTACATATGACACTCAACAAGCAGCAGTTCATGGCCCGCCCGAAGATTAAGGTCTTGCCTTCCGTCGAAAGAGAACGACGATGGAAGCAACACCTCATGTCCGAGGGCGGCCTGGCTGTCAAGCCTAATGATCAGCGCGTCCGAGGACGGGGTGATTATTTCTCCTCTGCCCGCTCCTGGGCAGGCCCGCAACTCAAAAAGATTCCACGCGGAACCTTTGGTAAGATGGGCGCAGCTATTGCTGGCGCCCCCGGCCAGGCTGCTGGTGACCTAATCTCGCACCTTACGGGGCGGGGTGACTACAACGTCGCCAAAAATTCCCTCATCCGTGACGGGAATATACTCCGACCTGATCAGATGTCCTTCTCCCCAACAGGGGCGGCTGCTATCCGCATCAGACGTCGAGAATTTATCGGCGATTTGGCCGCCCCATCCGCACCAGTCGCATTCAACCAGACTCAATTCCGACTGCAACCAACCGACGGCAAAACCTTTCCATGGTTGTCCGCCGTTGCAGACCATTTCTCTGAATGGGAGCTGCACGGCGCCATCCTCACTTTCGAGACCACGTCCAGCAACTTCGCACAGAACATGGCTCTCGGAACGATAGCTTTCGCCACGCAGTACAATGCAAACGAACTACCTTACTCGGATATGAGGGAAATACTTCAAGCAGCCTATCATAGCCGGGGAAACCCGTCTGAATGCATAATGCACGGAATTGAATGCGACCCCGACCTACAGGCTAGCGAGCATCTGTTCACCCGCCGTTTCGG